CCAACACGTTCTTTTTGGGTCCGTAACCATGTAGGATACCCGTTGGTTGGCGTCGTAGGATGCTGTAAAAATTTTGCAGAACTTCATGTCTCTAGTGGTGCTGCAACTTTCCGTCAGCCTGTTTGGTGATTCGCTCCCGACCAGTCACCTGACGTTCAAAGTATTGGATACCTGTAAGTCAAAACTTGCATACTTTGATGTTCTTTTTTCTTGGCAGTCGACATAGCCAAGTGCGGCGATTGTAATAGTGTTATACATTTAGCCAATAGTGAAATAACCACACTAACAAAACTCCAATTATTAAGAGACCCTCCGCTGTAGTCCCAGCGAAGAAAGTCGATAAAAACAGGGCAATTCGCCCATGGAACACGTTTAATCGGTTAAAACGTGTTTCCCAAATCAATGGTTGTAACGGTGAAGCAACCAACACGGATGACCTTAAGATGCGTCAGAGAAAGAAGTATTCATCTGACACAAGCAAGTTTTTGGCTGCTTGTAGAGACCCATTTAGTGAAGAGGCAGAAGGTTGCCGGGTTCCAGATGAGTACGCATTCCCCACAGCAACATATCACGTCAAGACCCGCATGAGCGTCACATCAGACGCTAGTGGTAATTTTAATGGAGCCGTGTTTCCTAGTCCTTGTGCATCTGTTTATGTTGGGAATGGTAGCAGCACATACACCGGTACAACTTTCAGCGGAGCCACAACTATGGGGTTCGCTGTTAGTAGTGCCACATTGGCCGGTGTTCTTTCCAATTACCGTGTCGTTTCGACTGGTATTCGCATTCGTAACGTGCAACCTCCTGGTACTGCCGTTGGGATGCTTGAAGTTGCCCAAATCCCGGCTAATGATGTTGTTCCAAGTTGGTATCTCTTACAGAACCTTGCCATATCCATAACCGGTATTACTAATACTTTTTTAGATGGTACTGCCGTCGGTTCCATATTGAATCTCCCAGATTCTGATGAGTTTGCCGTTCAAGAGTTGATGGCTAATGATCTTTTAGTTGTGCTGAAGAAGGTTTCTCCCAGATGGATGGATTTCAATTCCTTGTCACAATCTACTGATATAAGTGCATCTCAGAAGATGGTTGACCCTGGTGGTACTTATGAAATCAATGCCACCCAAACAGTCGCATCATCCCCTGGTCAAGACACTAGGATGGGTGGGAACACGTACCTTTATTTTAAAGGCAGTGGTTTTCCTAATTCCACCAAAGCATTGGATGTAGAGATTGTTTACCATATCGAAGGCACCCCAGTCGCAGCCACTGGGGGTTTGACATCCGGTAGTGGGTCAGTCCGCATCAACAATCCCGAAATTGTGCGCCAAGGAGTCATGGCTATTGCTCGTGCTCCTGCTGCTCGCATAATACCCCCATGGATCATCCATGCTAAGAGCAACTTCGTCAGGGGGGTGTTTGACGGAGTTAACGCCAGATTAGGAATGGGAGCAGGATCCATTTCCGTTGCTCGTGAGAAATACAACAGTAAGGGGATTGCCGGTAAAGCCGGAATGTTGGTTGGCGGGGCAGCCAGTGGTGTGGTTGCTCGAAAGCTCAAAGCACTTAAAGCAGCAAAGAAGGCCAGTAAGGCTCTGGCCCGATTAACCTAAGTTTTTACGGCTGCTTGGGCACTAGTAGTTGTCACTCTGTGCCAACTCCTGGCTTTCATTTTATTTTGGTTTTGCGCTCACTTTCAAGTAACCTGGACCCCTAACGAGGTGAGTGAGTAGTTAATGCAAAACTATGTTATTCTCTTAGTATACAGGTGTGGTCACCTCTGGTTGCAATCGATGAATCGTTCAACCTGACCTATCCACCAAAGGTTGATGTTATCGATTCATCGAATCCGGAGGCGGTGGAGCATCAGTTCCTCAAGTCTAGTCTAAGAGAGAATTAAATCTAGACAGTTGTGGGCTACAACTAGAAAAGTTAAGTCGAAAGCGGTTTTTAAAAACCATGGTACAAGTCCATCGTGTATTTTGTATATTCCACCATGATTCATAAGTAGATAGAAGGGCAATAAATATTTTTATTAGATAGTCGGAATCAGTGTATATAAGTAAGTAGTCATCATATAAAGTCATTGGATGTAGGGAAAATCTTCGGATTAATAGAGTTCTTGATTATTTAGCTAGGACCACAACCTCACCCCTATGGACAAGATCTGGAGCAGGATCAACCAAAACTACGTATGGCCCATTAAAGTCGGTGTACATGCAGAGGGAGAGAAACCCCGGACGTGTACTGGTATTAATTGATTACTGTGAAAAACTGCTTGTGGAATAAAGGGAGCTAACAGCTATTCTGGTCGGGTAGCCTGTAAGGATGATTAAGACTTGAAACGTGAGAGATTTTCACCAAGTCTTTTGGCGAATACATAACTATTTATAATCAAGCCCCCCCCTCTTAGACAGGTTCTGAGAGAAAAACTAACCTATCTTATTTGAACTATGTCAAGCCAAACAGCCGTAACTAGTGAAATAGGATACCGACCCCATGACCGTAATCATTTTCTGAGGAGAAATGTAGGTCGACAGGTGAAACGCGAGATAGGCATTGTTCTCTGCGTTATTCCAACTGAGGTAGAAGTCTTTACGGAAGACATTTTCTGTACTGATTCCCTCTATGTGGATTGTGAAGGTCAACAATTTATGTTGGTCAACCAAGTGGAAGTTATTAAATATAGAGGAGTCAAACTGTGTAAAAATACTTGCGTGTCCGCCCGTGATGGTAGCGTCCGATTGTTGTGGATAGTCGGATCAGGGCAGGGGTTGATAGATTACGCTCGAGTTGACTACCACTATGAAAGTGATCCTGGCCATCACTGTGTAACTATGTGTTCGTTTAACACTTATGAAATTCCCCCAGACTTTGTATTGGCATGGTTTAGTGAACTTAACACATGCATGCCGATCTTTAGGATTTACTACCGCACAAGGATTTCCATGTATTACATGGGCCGAACTGTGTTCAAGTGCTGTAGTAAACCTTTGGAACAAGTCAATGTGTCCGATCGTTTGATGGACCTACTGCTTAATAGCCGTAGAGTGGCTAATCCTGGATCTGAAATGGTTCAGAGGCAGTTTCGTAGAGTGTTAGACAAAGAGATTGGTGTTAATTTCACACCTGACACAATCAATGCCACCTCTCTTGTGGTAGCCATTTTGGAAAGTGGCAATGTCTTCTATGGAAGATCCAACGAGGTTCTAATTGGTGAGGAACTAGATCAAGCGTTGTTAACTGGAGCTGCGGCCGCCGGTACCAACGTTCAAGTTCCTAAGCAATCGTTTATTGCTAGCACTGAGTACGACCTTGTCATTCCCCAGTCAGATAACGGTAATTTAATAGCCGCTGGGGGACACAATATTAGCTGGGAGGATGGTGAATTGCGATTCACTAACCCAGTTCATGCACCTATACAAATCAAGATAGTGTGTCGTCATTTAGCTTCAGCTATAACAAAGTATTCGGTGAAGAGCACGGCCAATATGGCAGCTGCGTTAACCCGGATGACTGCCAAAAGACCAGAGGAAGACTTGTTCCGAGCCAACCAAGACACGTTTTATGGGTTGGTTTTCGGGTACCAGAATGTTCAAGTAGACCCGGCTGTTCGTGCTTTGTGTAGGGAGTTTAAATGTTTCGACAGGTGGGGTTTACATCGTGATGTTTTGCGCAGGGTTTTGAATCAAATGCCTCAAGCAAATCGTGAATTGTTACAACGCCGTGTTCATAACGCCACTAACATGATGGTAGGTCTATTCGAGGCAATGGTTAATACCACTGATGTTGAAGCACGGATCAGACACATTGGGGAGTGTCGAATGATTCTAGCTACCGACTATGCTAATAGACCACACCCAAAAAGGGAACTTAGGTTGCGTGCTATTGTGGAGTTGTGGAGAGACCCTAATTATATTTTAGGGTATAAACAACAAAAACCAACTACTAATGTCAAAAATGAAACAGCAAAATATTTAAAGATCCCTCGGCAGTTTATCGGGATGGGGGATGTATCTGCCATGTGTGAGGCAAGTTTGGCAGAACACATCAAGAAATGCTGGAATGGGGTTATCCATGTTCCCTTAACAGGAGTTTTTGACTTTTCGATGAGTGTGCGTTTCGTTAGCGCGCCAGAGGCGGGATTGATGGATGCAATATTTAACCAGATATTTGTCTATCATACAAGCCCGGAGATATTAGAACCTATTGCTTTTTTGCATAGTGATGATTCTTCGCTTACATGTAGTGTTTTTATCAATGGAACTCTCCATAAGGCAACCTTGGATTTAGACATTAGCAAATGTGATCTTTCCCATGGGCCATGTTTATTTGCCTCTTTAGTTCAGATTAGTAGGGCTGCAGATTTAGACATCGGGATGAGTGTTCATCACTTAATGTCTAATATTGTAATGAGGCATCCCACTAATAAGGAAGATTTTATCGAGTTTTCGACCCCTTGTCCGTTACTTTACACTGGGTCTACCTTGACAACTATGGTCAATACATACTCGGTTTATCTACTGTTATCCTTAGTTTGTAGCAGAGTCCATATGGCTCAATTCTTTAACCGGGATGAGTTGCTGGCTGCTATTACAGAGGAAGGAAGAGCTATGGGGTATATTCTAACCTTGGAGGGATTAATTCTCACCCCGGTGTTACCGGATCAGACTGTGTTGCAACGAGCTGACACAGTTTTGATAGAGGATGTGACTTTTCTCAAATATTACCCAGTGCGAGTGGATGCGGACCCTTTTAGGGTTTGTGCTTTTCCGTGCTTGGGGCGTTTTTTCAGGAGTTTTGGACTTTTTGAGAGTCTAGAAGCAGATCTTAATATGGCGAAAAATGTCGTTAGGACTTTTTTGTCTTGTCACTCATCAGATACCACGGATATGATATCTAAATTGGTTTTTGGTATTAACCATTCTGAGTTGACATTGATCCAGGATCTAGTTTTAGAGTCTGGGAGTTTCAATTGGAACTTACAAACTGAGAGAGTTAGACTCAACGATACATCGTTGTGGGCTCGCTACCACAGAGGGAAACCTACCAGTGATGCTTGGTTAGCCATTGAAGGTTTCTTTGGAGATTTGAGTCCAGTAATGGACTTCAACCCCGTCCTTATGGGGGTTGTAGAGAGAGACTACTCTCTAGTCTCCTTTCGGAACGACCAGTGTGTGTCGACCGAATCCCCGGGGAAGTATGAAAAATGGTTGTGAACAACCAACATTTTCAAAAACCCGGTAAATGTAATTATCGACATTACATAATTTTAATTGATTATATTAAT